TAAACCTAGATCGTGTAAGCCATATGATCACAGAAATGTGGATGGATGGTCCAAACGGTTACGGTAAGTTAAAAATATTACCAACTCCAATGGGGAACCTAGTTAAAACAATGCTTGAAAGCGGCGTTAAACTAGGTGTTTCCTCTAGAGGGTCTGGCAACGTGTCGGAAGATGGCAACAATGAAGTTTCCGACTTTGAAATTATCACCGTGGACATTGTAGCACAACCAAGTGCCCCCGGTGCTTATCCTACACCAATCTACGAACATTTAATGAATGCTCGTGGCGGATACAAGGCATACGAATTAGCAAAGGCAACACAACATGATGAAAAGGCACAAAAATATTTAAAAGAATCGTTGATCAATATGATCAATCGACTCCAATAACAAGGAGATAAGATATGTTGGATGCACTAAAAACTTTATTTGAAAACGATGTTGTTTCAGAAGAAGTGCGCCGTGACATCGAAGAAGCATGGGAAGCAAAGATTAATGAAAATAAACTTGCTGTAACTGCTGAACTTCGTGAAGAGTTCGCCCAGAAATACGAGCATGACAAAGCACAAATGGTTGACGCCGTTGACGCTCTTGTGTCGGAAAAGTTAAGTGAAGAAATTGCAGAGTTTTCAGAAGATCGTAAGCAATTAGCGGAAGCAAAAGCAAAATATGCTATTGCTATGCGTGAAAATGCAGACCTAATGAAAAACTTTGTTGTAGAATCACTTGCTAAAGAAGTTTCTGAACTACATGAAGATCAGAAAGTGATGGCAGAAAATTTTGCTAAACTTGAAGAATTTGTTGTCGAAGCACTTGCAAAAGAAATTGCAGAGTTTTATGAAGACAAAAAAGATCTAGCCGAAACAAAAGTACGTTTAGTACGTGAGGCTAAAGAACAATTTGCGAAGGTGAAAAAGACTTTCGTAGAAAGAAGTGCAAAACTAGTATCTGATACAGTCAGTAAGAACCTTAATCAGGAAATTACTGCACTTAAAGAAGATATCGAAACAGCTCGTCAAAATGATTTTGGTCGTAAATTATTCGAAGCATTTGCTAACGAATACAGCCAAAGTTACTTAAACGAGAAGAGCGAGTCTGCAAAACTACTAAAAGTCGTAGATGCAAAAGCACTACAACTAGAGGAAGCCAAAACGGAATTAAATAAAGTAATGGCAACTGTTGCGGAGAAAGATAAAGAAATTTCACGCATCGTAGAAGGCGCAGAGCGCACTAAAGTTATGCACGAACTCACTGCTCCTTTGTCAAAGGATCAGAAAGAGATAATGACAGATTTACTGGAATCAGTTCAAACTGCTAAACTACGTTCAGCATTTGATAAGTACTTACCGGCAGTAATTGACGGCAAGACTCCAGCGAAGCAGAAGGCACCACTAACAGAAGGCAAAGAAATCACAGGCAATCGCGAAGAAATCGCAAAAAGTAGTAGATCAGAAGACGACAATAACGTATTTGATATTCGTCGTTTAGCTGGAATTAATTAAGGAGATAACAATGTCAGAACTACTAGAAAGTCGCTGGCAGGATACGAAAACTGCACTACTTGAAGGCCTTCAAGGAAACAAAAAGGCTGTCATGGAAAGCACACTTGAAAATACTCGCAAGTATTTGTCAGAGAGTGCAACAGCTGGTGCAACTTCTGCCGGAAACGTAGCAACTTTAAACCGTGTGATCCTTCCTGTGATCAGACGTGTTATGCCAACCGTTATTGCTAACGAGTTAGTTGGTGTACAACCTATGACCGGTCCTGTTGGACAGATTCATACATTAAGAGTACGTTATTCAGATTCAAATGATAACGTTACAGCAGGTGATGAAGCACTATCACCATTCAAGATTGCAACTGCATATTCAGGTACTGGTACTGATCCAAATGGTACTGCCAATGCAACTGGAGCACTAGAAGGTGCAGCTGGACGCAGAATGTCAATTCAAATCTTGAAGCAAACTGTAGAAGCAAAAACCAGAAAGCTATCAGCTCGCTGGACTTTTGAAGCTGCACAGGATGCACAAGCACAACACGGTATTGATGTTGAAGCAGAAATTATGGCTGCTTTGGCTCAAGAAATTACCGCTGAAATCGATCAAGAAGTACTTGGTTCACTACGTGGACTAGCAGGTACAGTTGAAACTTACGACCAAGCAGCAGTATCAGGTACTGCAACTTTCGTAGGTGATGAACACGCAGCTCTTGCTGTTCAAATCAACCGTGCTGCCAACTTGATTGCACAGCGTACACGTAGAGGTGCAGGTAACTGGGCTGTTGTATCGCCATTCGCGTTAACAATCCTACAATCTGCAACAACTTCAGCGTTTGCACGTACTACTGAAGGTACTTTCGAAGCACCAACTAACACTAAAATGGTTGGTACATTGAACAACGCAATGAAGATTTACGTTGATACTTACGCTGGCGACGATTCACCAGTACTAGTTGGATACAAAGGTTCATCTGAATCAGATGCGGCTGCATTCTACTGCCCATACATTCCATTAATGAGCAGTGGTGTTGTCCTAGATCCAGACACATTCGAGCCAGTTGTGAGCTTCATGACACGCTACGGATATGTTGAGCTAACCAACACTGCATCATCTCTAGGTAACGCAGGCGATTACCTTGCAGAAGTTGCAATCACTAACGG